ATATAAATATTATTGCTTCTGGCAGTCGCAATAATATTATATCAAAAGGAGTTTTATTTTTCATCGCTAAAGCTATACTGAACCCCCAGACTATCTGGGGGTTTTCATAATACAATAAAAACGGTTTAAATTTTTCGTTTAAACCGTTCTTCAAATTTATACCACAGGTTTCATTGTACCTTTTCCCAACAGAATATACGCATTGTTTCACCGTTATATCCTTTGTATTTTTACCTGCCATTTTGCAGTCCGCCACCTCTACCACTGCATGCGGCATATTTGTTTTTCTCCAAAGCTGCGGGTCAAAAGCGTCCTCCTTATACTTCGACTCAAACACTTTTGCATTACCTTCCGAACCGAAAAGTATAACTTTTTTATCAAAAGTCGCAAGACCCTCAACTTCTGTCGGACGGCCCACTCCTGTAAATGCCGAAATAGAATATTGCCCCAACTAAAATAGCTGATAAAATCAGCTATTTTTTTAATTTTTTTCTCAAAAACGCTTGACAACCACACTTTTTCGTGGTATAATAAATATAGAAAGTGAGGTGAGGTCCGTTGAAAGACGAAGGCGAAAAAATAAAAAAGCTTTTCAAACTCCTTACGGTAGTCGAAAAGCTCTTGATCAGATTGATTTCCATTGTTGGCTGGTTGAAAATTCTGATCGACATTATTACATAGAGATGGGGGTTTTCCCCCTCTCTGATTTAATTATATCACAAGTCTTTCAATAGTGCAATATGAAAAAATTATATTTAAAAATTGCCCTAAAAGTATTTTATATTTTAGGACTATGTTTCTTTTTGTACTACCTTGTAAAATCATTTTTTTAGAGGTGGATTATATGTTAAATTTAAAAGCCATACGGCTACAAAAAGGTTATAGCGTTCCAAAGTTTTCGGAATTGACAGGCATACATCGCCGAACTATCGAAGACATTGAAAAGCGTGGTGACTGTAAAATTTCAACCGCATACAAATTTGCACAGATATTAGGTGTAACTTTGGAAGAACTATATGATGAAAAGACACCAGAGGATTAACCTCTGGTGTCTTTTTATATTTTTTTGATTTTTTTCAATTTTTTTCTTAAAAAAGCTTGACAACCACACTTTTTCGTGGTATAATAAAATCAAGAAATGAGGGAAACCTCAAAAAAAAGAAACAGAGATAATAATTTTTAGGAGGACAAAACAATGAAAAAATTTAAGGTAACAAACGAAATGTACAAAAACGGTAACGTAGTAGAAGCAAGTCGTGATAATTACGCAGGTGATTATGTAACTGCTGAAAGCGAAGCAGAAGCAATCGAACTATACAAAGATTTTCTAATTGAACAAATCAGAAACAACAACCTAAACGCTGAAATTATTGATGATGAAATCGTTGTAACCGATGATGACGAAATCGAAATCGAAAGATTCATAAACTTTGAAATTGAAGATTAATAAAAAAGTGGCTAAAAGCCACTTTTTTTATTCTATCTATCATACATACCACATCTGTACTCCCTGCAAATTGTTCGTAGGTCCTTATAAGATAGTCCCAATCTCCCTTGCTCGTCACCGACCAATGCGCCGTAATCTTGCGCGGCTTGTACTGCCGTTCTTGCCCACGATGGCATGTTGCCATCGTTATAGTCATACACCATTGTACTTTGCACTACGGCTTTTAATTCCTTATTCTCTGCTTGGAGCGCTGAAATAGCCGCCGCCTGTTTTTCTATTAATGATTTTAGTTCATTGTACTGTTCCATTGTTAAACCCTCCATATATTTCATATTTCTTATCTCGTCCAATGGATAATATCTTCCCGGACAATTACTGTCGCCAATCTCTCTATGTCCAACTATCTTCGCATTTGGATAATAGTTCTTTTTTAGATATTGACATAACTCAATAATAGATTTCTTTTGTGCTTGTGGCATTGTCTTTTCTTTTGTATGATAATCGCCCTCAGCACAAATTCCAATCGAACAACTGTTCATACCTTGCACATGTGCACCGACAACATTAATCGGTCTGCCACGATAGATTGTACCGTCCTTACGCACAAAGAAATGATAACCAATACCCGTCCAACCGTTTGCTCTATGCCAGCTATGTATATCTTGTGCCGTACACTTGACTGCCTCTGCGTGGTGTAGAACAATGTAATCAGTCTTGGAACGGCTTGTAAATCCACCGTTCCAATTATACTTTTCTTCAATTATCTGCATTATCATCACCCCTTAACTGTAATAATATATCTTTCAACTTTTGTGGCATGCTTGGATATATCACTGCCACATTTTCCAACACGCTTATACCCTCATTGGCTATGTAGAACATAATCACAATCTCACGAATTGCCACGTTGTCGCCTGTGACCTGTTGCAAAACGTTCGACAGTGCAACTATAATCAGTATAGTTATCTTTTTTAGCAATCCTTTAAATCCTATCTCGCTTGACATTGTTTTCGTGTAAATCGCCTTGATAATACCCGTCAAATAGTCCAACACCATTATCACTAACAACGCCCACAGGATGCTGTCCCACTTACCGAATAGGGCGGCAAAAAAACCACCCACAATTCCTATAACCGTACTTGTCCAATTAAAAATTTTATCCATAATCTAATCCTCCAAATCTTTATGTTTTTTCAAAATTACTACACCCAAAACGTCACCCAGTTCCACCGTTCCAAAATTGCGACTGTCTGTACTATGTCCACGATTATCACCCATAATCCATAATTCACCATTAGGGATTATAATATCACTGCTTTCGCCTGATTGTTCCTGCGGATTTATGTATGTTTCGTTCTGCCATTCGCCATTTATCGCTACACTGCCATATGTGCTAATCGTCAAATGGTCGCCGCCAATAGCAATAACACGTTTAATCAACATATCACCGCCATGCGAAATAACTACAATATCACCACGTTCAACATTTTTGAAAAACGGATTATACAGTAACCTGTCACCGTCATGCACTGTCGGCATCATACTATGTCCTGATACCGTAGTACAACATATCAATCCCGATGTAACCAGATTAAATATTATCTGTGTAGCCGATAACCCCATTTTTTTCAGTCTATTTATGATTTTTTGCATTTCTTCCGCACCTCACTGCTTTTATATTTCAACTGTCGTTCTTTGTAGGCACAAACCGCAGACATATTGATAAAATCAATAATTGAAAATGCAATGCAACCAATGAAATACACTGCGGTGCAGTCAGCTTTCAAACCCAATAATATAAATAATACTGTCGGGAATATGCTACTTACCACTGCCGCTATTGTACTGCCTTTACGCATTATATCACTTCCCTTCCGACCTCAACTTTGACTGTTCTATACTCCGTATCTGAACATTTTTTCAATTTCGCTATGGCATAATCATAGCCGTCACCGTCCTGTCGTTTGATACGGACATAAATTTCATAAATGCTATCGCTAATATGCTGAATTGTCACATTTTTAGCCGGAATTTCTGTGCGTTTGTTGGTTTGCTCGTCCGTATAAAATATTTTATACGGTACTGATTTACCGTTTTCAATAATATAACCGACAGTGATTTTATACTGTTGCTCTGCTTCGCCATACGGATCATCAACCATTCTATTTGTAATTAATCCTATTGCAAAAATAATAATAACCAATCCCAACATCACCCAATATATCGGTGCAGGGCATAGGAATATACCAGCCCATACAAATTTAAAATATCTGCTCATTTCACTGTCCCTCCGTAATATTCAATATGCCGAAATATTTATTGTATCCTGCATATGTGTCACGAATGATATATCCGTATGATGATGACGATATATATACACGATATTTCCCAATCTCGGTGGGTGAAACCGTTGTATATTCATCCTCGTTCACATTGAATGTATCATCATTCGCAGAATACGTTTTATATTTCACATTCACGTCACATTGTTTTGACAATTCAACATTGAAACTATGTGGCTGTCCGTCGTATTTTACCGATTGGACTTTATCTGATGTTACATTAACAGCATTCACTGATATTGACATATACAAATCACATTCACCTATTCTGTAACACGACTTATCCGCCGATGTAATTCGTACATATCCTCTGTTTGAACCGCATTTTGTCATGCTCAAAACATCACTGCCGTTATCGTTGAAATAAATTTCAAATTCAACATCACTGTCATTAATACATTCTGCCGTGATTGTATGCGGTTGACCGTCATATAAAAATGAACGTTCTCCAGTCTGCTTGAAATTCAAAGTTTTAGGTCTGACACTGATTGAAATATCTTTGGACAGTGTTTTTCCGTTGCTATCGGTCACTTGAACACCCCAATTATAGCCGCCTGTCTGCATTGGTGTTCCTAATATAGTTCCGTCTGATGTCATTGTGATACCGGGAATATTGGAACCCCAAGTTTGTTTCCAAGAGTACGGTGGACTTCCGCCCTGTGCAGTTAATTGCCCTCTACATTCAGTCTTATATTCGCCCAAATACAAATTACTTGTCGTAATCTCAAAACGCTGTATTTGACGGATTTTATCACCATATTCTGAAAACGGTGTATCATCAGGAACATCAACACCACCGTCTATAATTGCCTGTCGTATTTCCTGTTTGACCGCATAGCAGAATGTTATGCGATTATACAAATTGATTAAATACTGCATAATTGGCGATTTTTCAGTCGGATATTGATATTGGGATGTATATGTATCATTAGAATATAAATTTCGAATATTTTTAGCATAATCGGCATATCCACCAGTAACAGTACCACCCTTTTCAACGATAGCCGCCCTAATATCCGCAAATGATGCCATCATTAATTTGAATTTTTCGCAAATCGTCATGATGTTTCCTCCGTCACGCCATTTAATTCATCTAACATATCTGACATATTGCCTTATTGTGTATTCATTATTTGCAGTGTACTGTCTAATGAATTAATATTGGATGATATGTCTGACATTGATTTTGAAATGGCTTTTAGGTGTTCTTCCGCAGTTTTCACATTGTCTTTTACCATTCCGGGGACGTCTGCCTTGTCGGCATATCCCGGAATTTTAAATCCCTTTTCTGTTGTCGTTGCCATGCCAATCACCTCACATTACAGCTACTATATCACCGTTATCATCTTTTTGAATTAATCTGTGATATTCAAAATTGCCACAGTCTGAACTTGACGAAATTTCAGCAGAAAAAATATCATTGTCCGGTGGTTGTGGTCCTCTGCCTGACACCGTTGTACCGCATACCAACGATATACTGTCGCTGTCATAGTTATAACATATATACATATAGCATTTATCTATTGATTGCAAAGGATATGTTGCAGTACCTGATACATCTTTTCTTGCGATATAATTCACTTTAGGTTTTACCACGATATTATAACCATCATGTCCCTGATCTATCGAATATTCCAAATCAATTTTTTTGGTTGAATTGATTTTTTGAATTGCTTTTTCCAATCCATCAAATTTTGTGTGAATATCATTATTTAATTTTGCCAATGTTATCGCACTATCTTTGATTTTTATACCCGTAACTGAACTATCAGCAATTTTTTCTGTGGTAACACAACCGTTCGGATGATCCAACACTGTTGCGGTTTTATGTGTTTCAAAATCATCACGTGTAACCTCGTTGTTTAGCGTGACATTCACATTTATATCTGACGCATTTGATATAATATTCAAAAAATCAATAGTTCTGTACACATGGTTGCTACCATCAAACACAGGGAATGCCTGTGCACCGTTACCGCAATTTGTGTACAAATATAGAATTTCACCCAGATCAGGGTCCTGTGCCATTATACCGATTTCACGCAGATAAAACGGTGTATCGCCGTTTTTTATTTTTAATCGCAGATTAGTCATTCCGGCTGCCACAACAGACACATTTGTAATATCAACTGTTGCAGATGATGACGTTACTCCGGTTTGATGCGATTCAATTTCAGATTTCAGTGCCGTCAAATTCGCTACGTCTTCACCGTCATCTAAATACCCTGTACCGATAACTGCACGGGTAATCTTCAGCGGTACACCTGTTTTCAATTTTGCTTCCAGCAGTAAACCGGATGCCGTAAATTTTATATTTGAAAAACCCTCAATCTTTTTTTCTTCTGCCATATTTACTCCTCCTTGTACAATAGCTCTGCATACGTTTTATTTTTCGCAGTTTCATAATCAATTTGTTGCATTTCTTTAAATGTACGATATTTTGCCATTTGAATTTGTTCACCGGAACAACCGTCAATCACTGCGAATTTTTCAAAATTAGCACAATTTATAATTCCATCATCAGCCACATTATTATCAAATCCAACAGTTTCATAGGTTTTTGACACTGCACATATACAGACAACAGCAGTTTTTTGTTCCTGCGACTGTTGCTCATCTAATTCAATAGTGGTAGCAATATGTGCAGGAATGATTTCATTGACACTGTTTAAAATTTCTTGCAGTAATAACGGTTTGCAACTTTGAATTTTTATTCTGTAATTGGGATTATCTTCACTGATACTCGCACCGTTATCATATGCACGAACTATATTTTGCAGATTTTCAAACGTTGTCGTTGCCGTATGTAAAAATTTTGTTTTGATTTTACTACGCCGTAATTCCAACGTATCATCAGACAACGGTATTAAAAAATCTGTTTCAAAATCGTGAATGCCTGTTTCATCAGCGTCATCAACCAATAGATTTTTCAATGTTCTATCCAATTTATCGTACAATCTATCAAATTCAACATCACATGGATGTAATAATCCGTGCATATATTTTGAATTTTTATAGTATTTCGGCAACAGATTTTCAATGTTAGTCAATTTTCAACACCCCCAACACTGCAATCTGTGTTTCAGTTATCGGGACATTATTTGTAGATTGATTAACTGTCAAATTCGTATAATCGATTACACCATCAGTATTCAAAATAGCCTGTCCTATTTTAGCATAGGATACATAACCCTTTGAAAACGAAATTTTCGTCAAATATTCAGATATATTTTTTTTGATATTCTCTGTGACATTTCCAGTCATTTCGATTTTGCACGAAACATTGATTGCAATTTCTTCTGCTGTACCGACTGTCAAATCTGCTCCGACCGGTTTTAAATCGTCAATGTATTCTTTGACTTTTTTTACCAGTTCCGCAGGAGCTATTTGATTTTCTGTATCAACAATGATGACTTTGACCGTCCCCGGTCCGTTCCACAGCGGAATACACTTTGCGTCACCTACTCCCGGAACGGATTTTGCCCACGATATATATTGATATTTGTTACCACTTGTGACGGGTCGAGATATATATTCATTATATCGTTCACGCAGTTGTGTATCTGTTTCGTCATTGCTGCCACCTGTGGTTGCGTGTTCATTCGTAACCCGTAGCAATCCACTGATTGTAACCGGAAAACGATTAATATAGCCGGCTAAAACATTCCCCTGTGTTCCGGCTGTATCACATATGACCGGTGCTGATGCAGTTCCATCATCACCTATTGTCACCGTATCATTCACCGTAAACATGACGTTTCCGGCTGCCACTTTGCTGCCGACAGGCAACACTGCACCAGATGTTCCTGTGACCGTTATGTTTCCTGTTGCATACGTTGCCGATTTTCGATGCAAACCAAAATGTGCAACGCATTTTTCTAAATATGTGCCACTTGCAGTCGAAACGTGCGATTGTTTTCGTAGCGTTTCTAATTGGTCGTATGCGTTGTCAAATTCGACTGCAACAGATTTTTCAATGTCATATGTGTATGTACCTTCGGTTGTATCGTATTGTTCCGGCACCTCTGCCAGAAGACGTTCCGTTATAGATGTTATTGTTTCTGCCATTATAGTGCCTCCTTCAAATCCGTTGTTCCGTAGACTGTTGTAACAGTAAATTCAACTGTTAAATGCGTTCCGTCTACTTTTGCCGAAAAACCGTCCACACTGACAATATCCTTGTTTTTCTCTAAATTTTCAGTAATTTCTCGCTGAATTTCAGATAGCATATAGTCATGCGTGAATGTTTTACCTACAAATGTATCTTTAATTCTCGTTCCGTATGATGTTCCGTTATATATCTTGTACCGTCCTTTTTGCGTTCGTAGTACCTTGCCTATCCAACTGCGTAGTCGATCCATACCGACAACCATTTTCGGACGACCGTTTATAATAACAAAATCACCACGTTCAAAATCAAATGCCGGTTCTGTCGTAACATAATCAGCCATCTTGTATCACCCCCAACACAATATAACTGTTATCATTGTTATACGGTAACAGGACAACTTTCTTGCCGTTGTGAATATATCTTCCTTCGGCATCACGTTCATACAGATTTACAATGCTTACAACGTGATTTTTTGTCAGTTGTATATTGTTACTGCGTGTTATGATTAAATCCGGTAATTGCGTTATTCTGCCGAATACAGGACCATAGGTTTCACCCTTGTTTAAATTTTTCAGCATTTTCGCCAATTCTGTATATCCGTTATTCATATCATAATCGCTCCAAATCTAATTTATTGTAATGCACACCTTGTTTTATACTGTGCTGACTGCTATTTATCAAATACTTTTCATCACCGATAGCGATAACACTTCCGGCTCTGGTATAGCTGTTCAGTTCTTCAATAATTTCACCGGAATATGTTTCGCTTGTAGTGTTCAGCTCCGACAACTTGTTTTTTGCCACGTCTTTTGCGTCTTCATTTTCACCGACTTTGATAACTTCTTGCAGAAAACCGAATTGTGCAATGCTGTTTTCATCTTTCAGCGTTGTTAAAACATCTGTATCTGAAATAACCTTTACGCTTGTTTTTCTGTCCTCGATGCTGGTTTTATGCTCAACGTTTCCGATATACTTTATTGAATTTTTCAATTCGGTGTTTGACGATATTCTGAATTGTGGATTTACAACCATATCCGCACAATTATAAATTCTGATGCCGTCAGGAACAAAATCAAAATTATGTACACCACCGCACAGTGTCAGTATGTCAGCAATAACATCTGATACCGCCTTGTCCACATAAATTTGTGTAATCAATAATGGTAATTCCGGTATCATCACAATAGGAATACATAAATCACTGCATATTTTTTTTATACAGTCATCAGCACGCATTGCAGTGAATTGATATGTATCACTGGTTTTGTTCAGATACTGTCCCACATCACCGGCAACATATTTATTAACGTAATTATCGCCGTCATCAACTTCGATAATTACACCCCTAAAATCTTCTTGTGTACCGCCACTATAACGAATAATATCGCCCTCTTGCGGTTTGTACATATTGATGTACTTCATATCACCTGCCTTTGGTACGCTGAAATTAAACAGCGTTGCAAGCGTATCCTTGGTATTTTGCCACGATATATCGCCAACATATGATGATATATCAATATCGTTGCATAACACCGTTAAACCGCCATTATGGCGGTCACACTGCATAGGTGTTTGTTTGAATATTGTCGGATGTATGGAAATTTTCTCGTTTGTATCAATAAAATGATATTCTTTTTCATTTTCTGCCGTTGTGCTTCCTGCACCGCCGTAGGTTGGTTCACTGTCAGAAGTCCATATTGCCTTGATTCGTGCTGAACGGTTTATGCCGGCAGCATTTAATGCTGATGTGAATTCATCATTATTTCGCACAACTGTTCTGTCAATAATGAATTCCAATACATTACGGTCAAACGGATAGTCGTGATACATATGTTTGCTGTCTGTTTCACTGTCTTTTTTTTCGTCAGCCTTTACGCAATAAATCGTCTTGCCGTCATCAAATTCCACTTTGATAAATGTTCCGTCCGGACCGTAGTACGAACCCATTGCTACACAATAGAATTCTTTGTATTTTCGTAGTCCACCATTTGCAGTTGTCGAATTACTGCCCCATAAATAGCTATATCCGCCTGATGATTTATCAGTGTATAACTGATATGCCATATATGCTTTTGTGGCTAAATCCCTGCCGATATTCGGTACTTCTCGTGCCGTCCAAGCAGCAGTCATTCCGCTACTGCTATCCAAATTAAAATGAACAAACGTCAATCCGGACATTGATAACGTTCTGGATCGAACCATATCGGATGAATTGCCTTCAATCGTTGTGATATTGGAACCGTCACACGATGCAACTATACCTACATGATTTGCCCAATCCGAACCATTGTAATTTATTAAAAACAAATCACCTGCTTCGGGATTTTTATTGGTGAAAACCTCACCATGTCCCTGATTCGCATAATGTGCAAAATAACCGGCACTTGCCGTTTTAGGCATTATGTCTGTTGTAATGCCTGCTTTATCCGCACACCACGAAACAAATACCGCACACCAAGGATAATTACTTCCGTCTACTTCGTGTCCGTAAAACCATGTATTATATTTGACGTTATTCGTTCCGTTTTCCTTTGTGCCGTTTTCAGCCTGTGCAATTTTAACTAAATCCTGTCCACTTGCCATATTTAATCACCAAATGCTCCGGACTTGTCTAAAATAACTAATATGCGAATCATATTCTTTGTCAGCCCCAAATCGTCATCATCAATACCGGACAAATAACCCTTTTTCTTGATTTTTTCAATCGTTGGTGCAGCCCAATCAGGAATACTGTCAACGGTATAACCCTCAAAACCGTTTGCATTATCTATCATCACGCACATTCTGATAATGTCCATAGTCAATCCCAGCTCGTTATCACCTGTGCCGTTCAGATAACCCCTATCCATTAGTTTTTGGATTGTCGGCTTTGCCCACGAGGGCATATTATCGTCCATATAATTATAGATTTTTTCGTTTTCCAATGAATCCAACCGTTTTTCGACTGCGTCCATTCTTGCCGCCAAATCATCTAACTGTGCCATATTTGTATCCTCCGTATCATTTAACAGCTCTACTTCGCCCAATTCAATCGAATAATCCAAATCGCCAGTTGTGCCAACATCAAAATCTAATTTTTCTATGGCTACAGCCATATTTATGCTGATGTTTGCAAAACCGGTTGATGTAATCACTAAACGAACAGGCAATTTTCGTTTTTGCCACGATTTTAATTTTTCGTAGTATTCTTGACCGTCCATTGACGCATCACGTCTGAACGGATAGTCATGGACAGGAAATGTTCCGTCCCATGAAACACCTCGCAATTCGGTATTTCCTATAATTTTAATCCAGCCATATCCGGCTGATTCAAATGTTTCTGTCGACTGTGAATTTGTCACAGAAAAAGATGGAGGAGTGACAGGAATATGCACTACCTCCTCGCTGTTATTTACGCTTAGGTAAAAATCTAACATTTTCCCTCACTCCTTTATAAAATTGCATACTGTCGTTTTATTTCAGGTACAACTATATTTATAAATCGTGCCGCCATTTCTTCTTCGTTCGCATTTCCTGCATTAATGGTGACGTTTATATTAATATCATTGTTTCCCTGACTTTTCTTTTGACTGTTTTCGGTGTATGCCTGCAAATTTCGCCAAAATGCCGAAAGTGGAAGTATCGCCTCAGCCCCTGCTTCGCCACCCATTTGAATCTTGCCGTTTGCAAATCCAAATGCAGTTGGACGTGTCATAATACCGCCCTTGGCGTTCCAATCCAATCCGAATTTTGGAATAGGTGTATCAACCCCCATCACCGTAACAGTTCCTGTCTGTACAATCTTTGGTGCTTTCAGCAGGCTTTTTATTTTGTCCCATACAGATGATACAGTATCAGAAATTTTAGTGAACACATTTTTAACTGTGTCAACTGCCGCCGTAATCTTTTCAACAATGCCGTTTTTTATGTTTTCAAAAATAGTCATTACGGTGTTTTTCACATTTCCAAACGCTTCGCTGAATTTACTTTTTACGACTTCCATCTTCTCACCGACTGCATTGACAACCTCACCAAGCTTACCGCCTGTTAATTGATTAATTGCGTCATAGCCTGTCCTGTAGTATTCCTTGACACCCTCTATTGCCGCAAATGTAGCACCTTTCAGTCCTCTGCCGTGTGCGTCATATGTACTTTTTATGTTGTTCAGTTTTTCCGATACAACATTTTTTACACCGCCCCATAATTCTGACGTTTTTTCTTTGACGCCGTTCCACATTGTAGACACTTTTTCTTTGACTGCTGATATTCCGTTTTTTATCTTTTCAAATCCGGCTTTTATTCCTTCCCATGCACTTGTAACAATCGCTTTAACTTTTTCCCATAGGTTGATCCAAAAATTTCGGAATCCTTCGGACTTATTCCACAATACAATAAACGCCCCTACCAATGCACCGATAGCCACAATGACAATACCAATCGGATTTGCTGTCATAGCTACATTTAACGCCCATTGTGCGGCTGTTGAAATACCCATAACAACATTTTTAGCCGTTTCAGCTGCATTCCACAACATAACTGCACCTTTGTATGTGATTATCGCCCCTGCAACTGCTCCTATTACCGGAGATAATGCCTCAATTACCGATATAGCTCCACTGGCTAAATCCATAGCCGTAGATAATGCGTCACAGAATGTTGATATACCTCCCTCACAGAAATCTTTAAGCATTGGTCCAATGTTTGAAAATGTATCAGTTATGGTATTTTTCAGTCCCTCAAACGACCCTTTTAATTTTCCTACAGAACTTTCACCGATTACATCTGTCATACCGTCAAAAATTGATGGTATTGCATCTAAAACAGCCTTTCCCAATGCAGGTAATTGGCTGATTAAACCGGTAACCAAACTCTTTGTGGCTGAAACAAGGTGTGGAAGTATATCGGATACCATTGACGGAAGTTCTGCTACAATTACAGGAGCCAAACTCTCAATTAACGAACCTACGCCACTTAACGCACCCGTTATTGCCGGTATAACATTCTGCCCGAACGTCTTAGCCGAATCAACCAGTGCATCCAAACTCTGATCAAACATTTCTCCGCCTGTTGTCAAACCGACAAGAGTATTTTCAAACGCCGCTTTCAGTGACCCCCACGATCCGCTTATTGTCGTGCTTGCCTCTTTGGCTGTTGTTCCCGTTATATCCATTTGCGTTTGGATTGCGTGGATAGCCTGTGTAATATCGGCAAATGATGAAATATCATACTTCTGTCCGGTAAGTTTCTGTGCATCGCTAAGCAGTCGTTTCATTTCAGCTTGCGTGCCACCGTAACCGAGTTTTAAATTGTCAAGCATGGTGTAATTTTGCTTTGCAAAACCTTGATAGGCATTTTGAATGTCTGTCATATTCGTGCCCATCTTATTTGCATTATCAGCCATATCCACCAACGCTGAATTTGCATAGTCCGCCGCCTTTGCAGTATCGCCCTTTAAACTGGAAATCAGTGATGCAGAAAAATTTGTAACTGTTTCCATATAGTTATTAGCTGACAAACCTGCGGTTTTGTATGCATCATTAGCATATTTCTGTACTGCCGCCGAACTGTCTTTGAACAATGTATCGACACCACCTGTCAGCTGTTCATAATCAGCAAATGAACTGACTGATTTTGCTACCATTGTTCCTACTGCGGTAGCGGCTGCCGTTCCGGCAATAGCTAACCCTTTGCCAAGTTTACCAACGGCACTGCCAACAACTTTTGCTTTATCTCCTAATTCAGAAATTTTTTTGCTTGTGTTGTTCAATGTACTACGCAGATTATTGCTTTCATTTTGGGCTTTCTTCATATTTGCGAAGAAGTTTCCAGATTTTAACGACAGTGTCGCTCCTATGTTTCTACTTTTTGCCACATCAACCGCCTCCTGTCATTGCTTTTATCTTTTCAGCTTCTTCTTCGTATGCTTTTATCATACTGGCTCTTAAAAATGCCTTTTCATTCCCCGTAGCTCCGGCAATTCTATCCCAATCAAAACCACGTTGGACGTAGTAATGTATTAACTCAAAATCACCGTTGCGTTCAATTAGTTTTTTAGTTCTTCAACCGCCTTAACGCTATCGTCAACATAACCTGCAAAACTTAATGCAGCTTTTGAAATATTCACTACCTCGCCCGGTTCAAATATTTTGTCAAGAATATCTAATGGATCTTGGCAGCCATATGCCTGTTGCAGTTGTTTGTTTTTCAGTGGCGGTTCTGTCACACATTCATACACCAGATATGCATCCGATTCGCCTGAAGACGCATCCATATTCATTGCGTCATTTACTTGATTTCTTGTTGGTTTTGTTATTGTGATTGTACCGTCAAGGCTTTCAACGTACAATTCCTTTGTTTTATTTTTGCTCTTTGCTTCCTTTACTTGCTCTGAACGTCTTATCATTTCGTCCAACGTCAATCTTGTATGTTTTTCTTGTCCTGTCATTTTTATATCCTCCTAAAATGTTTAATCCTGTTCTATCGGTTCAATGCTTTCAAGGAATTTCAATCCTGTAAAACCACCCTTGTATTCTTCCTCAACTATCTTACCGTTTTCACCACCTGTTAGTGGAACACTTTCAAGCCAACAGTTAGTTAGTTGTACCTTTTCGTATCCGCCCCCATATGCGTCCGGGTCTTTTAATTGGCTGATTAGTGTAAAACGTGGGTCTTTTCCTTGCATAAATGCCTCGGCAAACTTTTTACCTCTTGAAAATACTTTTCGTACTTTCATTGTGTATGTACCTGATACACTCATCAGCTTGCTGTCTTTAATCATATCGCCGGAGAATGTGACGTCTTCTCTATCTGGATCTAGTGTTGCCTCAAAACTTGAAATTTCATAGACAGCCGAATTGTCCCACCATACCTTGCCGTGTGTACCGGAAATAATGTTAGGTGCTGAAATTTTTCTACTCATATATGTCTACCTCCTCGATTACATGTTTACAACGAATTTCAAATCTTCCGCCGCGTTTTGCATTTGAATATGTGCCGCCATAAACATAAATGTGCCTGTATTGGCTTGTTTGATTGCAACATCACTCATATTTGCAACGTCAACACTTTTGCTTGCCAAATACTCTCTTTGTGCGTCTATGTCGATTTCTGCATAATGTTCATAACCGTCATATAGCACGCCTTCCTTTGTCAGTGTTTCAAAATATTGATTCACTGCGGCGATAAACAGTTCTTTGTTTTCAATACTGTTACTTCTGCCGATATAGTTTTCTTTGAATGTTGTTCTAATGTCTTCCGCAATCAGATCCATTCCTTCAACTATCTTGATTGACTTCATATCCTCTGTCTGGTTTGTTCCGACCGTTGTCAATGAATTCACACCTCGTGCAATTTCGACCTGCTCACCATCGTTGATTAAAATTAACTTTCCGGCATCAACATCTGCATCGGGGGTTAAACTCTCTGTAATACTGTTGATTTCTGAAATGACTTTGCCTGTTACACTCTCATTCAGTGCAGTTCCGGCAATAATACTGGCAATATATACGCAAAATTCAGCGGTCGTATAGGTCTTACTGCCGATTTTTATATCATCGGTATCAAAATTTATAATACCGATGTTATTTGATACAGAATGCGGTAATACTGCCTTAAACGGTTTCTTTGCCGTTCTCTGTGCAATAATCCAATCTGCCACAGTCTTAACTTCACTGTCCTGTAATGACGGAATGGCAAGATAATTCCACTTCTTATTTGCCAAACGCTTCAAGGCATCATCAAGACTTCCTTCTGCGGCAATTCTTTCGATAATCACCTTTTTTGGTGAACCTTTAAACGCCATATTTATGTAATTTAGATTGTCTGATGTCCAATGGCTCTTAACCACTTCCGTCTCATTGCTGTAAACGTATGTGGTATCTTCCTTGGTTTCATCCTTCAAAATCAGTGCGACTGTACCGTTTGCACTGCGTTTTACAGCGGTTTGTGCCGCCGCCTTAAATTCTACATTTATTGTTGATAATCCCATGTTATATACCTCTCATTTCTATGGTTTCTGCATTGTCATAATCGTCACATTCATCAATGGACTGTGTTATAGGAACGTCATACATCACAGTTAAACGTTCTTCTTCGATTGCCATATCCATTGTTTCCATAGTTAAATGCCTGTCCTGTACATCAATCGTACTGTACATCAATGTTTCGCGAATTTTTTCCGCCGCCTCGGCACATTCTTGTGCAGTTTCAGTTTTTGGAATATACTTGATGGTTACACTGTAAACGTCATCCTCTAAAAATCCTCCGGATTTTGTAATTGATGATGGATATACATAGATGAACACTGCCGGCTTAGGATAGCCTTCTTGAATTTCTGATGATATTACATTGAATTCTGCATTTCGTAGTTTGTCCGCTATAAATCTGCGTATATCCTGTGATTTAATCATTGTTAAATTCCTCCACTAATTTATCTAACATTTTATTTGCATCTCGGTCAAAGCGTGATTGAGCTTCAGTCATAGCTGTATATAACACCAGTTTTCCCTCTACCCGACCTAAATGCTTTATTCCTCTTGCATCCATTTGTACTCGGTTTAGTTTTTTGCCTCTTACTCGTGTTTTGCCACCACGATATATTTCATGTCCATATTCAACAAGATGCCCGTGAGGTGCTCCCGTTTGAATTCTGACAACTCTGACTGTTCCACCCTTGTACAGTTTAACTTTTTTTAATCTCCACGAATTGCGGAGTTTTTTTGTCTTTACCGGTGTAAGGGATTTTGTCTTTCTATTGACTGCTTGTCCCTGTGCCATTAAAAGTGCATCTGCCTTGTCCGGATAGTTTTTTTCAAAACGTTTGAACGATTTTTCCAATTCATCAAAACCGAATACATCTTTATTCTGCCTTGCCATATCTGTCCACCTCTGAACATACGATTTTTAATTCCCTGTGACTCTCATTTATATCCAATACGGATACTATGTCAAATACCTTTGCACCGTACAGAATTTTCATATTACTTTCAATGCCGTTAAAATAACGTGTTACCACGTTGTATGTTGTTTCTGCTCTAATTTTCTGCGATTCATCATATTCCCTGCCTGTTGCAGGCGAAACATATGCACGAACACCGTAATTGGCAAACACATTATTTAAACCGCTTAAAACTCCGCTTTTAAAACAGATTTCGCCGTCTTGCGTAGAATATACATCATCACTTGCAGTCTTTGTCACCGGGTGGAACGGAAACCACCCGATAACTTGCTCTGACTGTTCGTTTATTTCTGATGTTGACGGCTTTAAAAATACAACTTTGTGCCTTAGCTTTGCAAAATCCATTATTCTTTCACCTCATCATCAGTATCTTGTGGTGTTTCCAACTGTAACTGCATTAGCATAGTTGAAACATTCTGACTATATTTCGTTTGTCCGTATGGACTACGATTTTCGTAATAATCACCCACCAACATCAGCATTATGGTATGTGCTTTTGGATTATCCAAATCCACTTGACTACCGCATGCTGATTTGACGTATTCTTCCGCCGTTGATATGTATATTCCCAACAATGTATCATCATCGGATGTGTCTAATCGCAGAAAATTCTTTACTTCTTCCAATGTTAGGGACATTCTTCACCCCTCCCATTCATTACGCAGCTGCTTTTGTCGTTACAGCCTTGCTTCCTGCTGCCGTTATTGTTCCATAGATGTATGTAGAACTATCTGCCTGAATGACGTCATAGCTTTCGATCACACGCATAGTTGTCATATTTGCACCGAATTGATATTCAGTTGATACTGCAAACTGATAACCTTTCCTATCAATGAAATAACAACCGGCTTTAAGATTTCCGTAGAAAATCGGTGCTTGTCCTGCTTTGGTGTTTGGCAGTTGTGCATCTGGGAACACAATTACAGGTAGTCCTTGGAACAACTTTTGTGTCGGTGTTACATAGTCTTCCTTTAAAATTGGTCTGCCGACTGCGTCCTTTTCACTGTCCATAATGTCAAATCCTGTTTGGTTTGTGACAATAACTGCACCGATTCGGGCGGATGGGTCCAAATCTTTGTTGATTGATGATTTCAATTCATCTAATCCCTTTATTGCCTTTGCCGTTTTACCGTTTTGCAATGCTGTGAAAATGTCTGTATTTTCACTGATGATTGAATTTTTAACAAACCAGTTATTTAGGTATGATGTCAAACCAGCCTTTTCCGATTCCAATAGTATATTTGAAATAGGGAAAACCTTACCTTTGTGTGTAACTTGGAATTTTTTCTGTTCAAATGATGGTTTAGTGCCTTCTGTGATTGTATCGCCATCTTCAAAATCTGCCAAACCTGTCGGAACACCCTTTTCAAATACGAAACTACCGGTTAATGATGATGTCGGTACTACTGTTACCAAATCTTTTGCTGACATATATGTCTTTCTTAATTCTCTGATTGTTGTATCAACATCTTCAGGAATTAGAAAATTCTCACCGTCTGTACCGTTCGTGCCTGTAACCAATGCATTTTCCGCTTCGGTCAATTTTTTTCTTAGTGCAATCTTTGCCATAACAGAAAAACCGTTTGCTGTTGTTTTGTTCTTTGGTTCTTCCGGTACGTTGTCCCTTTCCATTTCAAATAATGCTTTTTCATTTTCATATGATGTTTGTAAATCCTTGATTTCGTCAATTAGCTGCTTCGCCTCATCAACCTTACCTTCATTTTGAAAATTTCTTGCTTGTAGATTTTTCTCTTTTATTTTTGCTAGTAATTCACGCATCTTCTTGTTCATTTTCTATTGCTCCTTCCATAAACACGAAATTGTCTAACATATCCAATTCGTTACTGTTTTTTTCTTTCTGTTCTTTCTGTTCTTCCTCGTCCGGATCTTCTTCCTCATCATCTTCATCCGTCTTTTTTGGTTTCGGATCTTCTTCCTCGTCCGGATCTTCTTCCTCATCATCTTCGTCATCATTTTTGACAACGACATTTTTAGGAATATTGTTGTAGGTTATAGACGAAATACACGCTGCCACATCTATGTTTTCATCTTCCTGTATTCGTGGGAATAATTCCGCCGCATCTTTTGCCGACAACCACGTCTCATCAGACATTTTCTGTTTGATGTCATCTTCGGTGATATTTTCAGCGACATTTTCCATGTATGTATCAACAATCGTTTGTTCAATGTTTTCCAATCTGTCCGCTGTTTCACGCAAATCGTTGGCATTTCCCATTGCATACGTCCACGCTTTGTGGATCATCAAATAGGAATTTGCCGGCATAATGATTTCATCACCTGCCATAACAATGACAGACGCAATAGATGCCGCCAAGCCGTCAACATACACTGTTTTGTGTGCTTTATGTCGTTTCAGCATATTATAAATAGCATTGCCGGCAAACACGTCACCACCGTTACTATTCACATAAATGTTTAACTGACTGACATTTTCACATTCTTTCAACAGTGTGGCTACGTCAGATGGGCATTTATCATCATTTCCCCACCATTTATCCCCATCATTTCCGACTATATCGCCGTAAAAATAAATATCGGCTGAATCATCGGTCTGATTTCGGATATAACAGTTAAAACTATTCTGTTTCTTATTTCTGTGTCTTGACATTTTTCTGATTTCCTCCTTCCATAGCAACTTTTAACGGTATCATATTGCCGTTAATTAGGTATGCATTACCGCCTTCGTCTTCGGAAATATGTGGCATATCTTCCTTACTGCGTATATCATTAGCGGATAACCAGCCGTTTTGTCTGGCTTTCGCATAACCTTCCATTCTTTGTGAAAATGTCGCTCGTAGCACGACATCAACATTGAATTTGAAAAAATATCCTTGTTGAAGTTCTTCTGATGTTAGCAATTTACTTGCCAATTCTTCTTCCAAACCCTTTAGAATAACCAACATTGTGTCGGTCAAAAATGCTTGTTGCTGTGCTTCACTGTTTGCATAGCTTGATTTCTCATAATCATTTAATTGATTTGGTTTTATACCAAATGCTCCGGCAATCTGTAATGCCGTATATTTTTTCAATTCCAAGAACTGTGCGTCTGTCAATTTCAAATTTAACGGGTTTAACTTCATTCCGGCAGGAATCGGAATATATGTAAATGCACTGTTTGCCGATGTTGCCGTTTCAATAGTGCTGATTAAATTCTTTCGCAAATCCTCATTCAAATCTGCTGTATATTCAACAGCGACTTTACCTGTCAAACCTGTTTCATATAAATTCTTGATAAATTTTTGACTGTCCATTGCTCCGTCAATCGTCAGTGCCAGCACGTCCTTAACCGCCAATCCCATAATGCCGTCAAACGTCATATATGTTTTAAAATGCAATATTTCATCAGTGCTGAATTTATATACCTTTCCGGTTACCGGTTCTGAATATATATACCAAACTCCGCCGTTATCATCTATTAACTTCGCATTGTCATCATAGACAGTCATATATCGGTTATCCAATATTAACAACTCAGGCTCTTTGTTCCGTGCGATATATACATAACAATTTCCGTAATGATACATCACCGTTACAACTGTTGCCCAAAATGTCGTTGCAGTCATATTCTTATTCGGTCGTACTTTCAGCACATTGTATAATGCTGAATTTTTTGCCTTGCTTACACCTTTCGGTGTTTCCTGATACATCTTTAACGGCAACTTTGCAACCGCCTCAGACAACGTTTTTAGACAGGTGAAATATGTCACTTCCGACAGTTTACTGTTCCGTATACTGCCGTACTGCGTCCAAAATCGTTCATCTAACAATGATATTGTCGTTGTATCATGCGTCAGTGCATAAAATGCCGATTTTATTCTGTTAAAAAATTTCATTATATCTGACCTCTCAACATTTCTTCATATTCTGCCAGTTGTGCCGCTGCTATTGCGTTGACATCAACATAATTCAATTCATGTGTATATGCTCTGGTGTGTGCTATTATCAGTGCCATTGCAGGATCAATCTTATTGATACTTTTCGCCTTATTCGGTCTAACATTACCGTTTTCATCAAACGTAACTACTGTATTTCCAACCGCCCACTTCAATATCGGATCATCAAAGTGTATTAATTTGCGTTCTTCAATCGTTATCCCCAATTCTTTGGTCGGCTCTGATAATGTTTTAAATCCTTGTCGGACCTCAACAACTTTCATACCCTCGTCAATTAGGTGCGATTCCAACTGCGTTGCGTTCCACGGGTCCAAGCAGACTTCCAAAATGTCATACTTATCACGCATTCGCAGGATATAATCTTCGATATAGTCAAAATCAACAGCATTACCGGGTGTTGCCGTTATATATCCCATATCAATATACCGTTGATAATCAATGTGATGTTTCTGTGAATTATCGAAAATCTTGTCTTCCGGTATAAAACTGTGGTGCAAAACTGCAAAATACCTGTCACTCAAAGGAAATTCAAAAACGACACTTGCCAAGTCGTTACGGACCGCCAAATCGCCTGCGGCATAACACTTTTTACCGATTAAATCTTCTTTGGTGATTTTCAAAGTCGGTGGTTTATTGTACTGCTCCATATTTGCCCATGAAGCGGTATCAGTAACCCACATATTCAGTTTTTTACACTTGAACTCATTCAATTTTGACGGAATATTCTTAGATGCAGTATAAACACTTTCCATATCTTTTAGGTTGACACTGACATTTATATTCGGATTGGCTTTTATCCAGTTTTGTGGATCTGTCCAATCGTCATTTTCGTCTAATTCTGCTATGTAAATGAAAATATTCTCATTTTCAACTGTTTCATTCAGAATATTTTTGTAATAGTCATATAATTCTTTGCAAAAACAGTTTGGATTTCTGCCTGCGGTCGTTCCTGTTCCGATTAATGGCTGTGTTCTTGCACCTGTCGCACTGTCCAAAATATTGTACACATCACCTGTTTTGTGTGCGTGCAACTCATCAATCAATCCCAAATGCACATTTAAACCGTCCAAAGTTTCACTGTCTGACGATAGCGGTTCAAATTTTGATAATTGTGCGTCAAAAGTGATGTTGTTCCGGTACGTTGTCAATATAGTTCGTAGCTCCGGTGACTTCCCAATCATATTCTTTGCCTCGTCAAATATAATTCGTGCTTGGTCCTTTTTGGTTGCTGCCGAATAAATTTCAGCACCGTTTTCACCGTCACAAACAATAACATATAGTCCGATGAACGCCATCAACGTAGATTTTCCGTTTTTTCGTGCCACCTGAATGTAAAAATATCTGAATCGGCGTGTATCATCATCTTTACGCTTCCACCCGAATATAGAACCTACAACAAATTTCTGCCAATCTTCTAATATCAGTGGCTTGCCTGCCCACTTTCCTTTGCTGTGTCGGCAGTAATTTTCAGCGAATGCAAAACAATATTCCGCTTGCTCTGCATCAAAGTAGTACGGATAATCTTTTCTCTTAGATTTTTTTAAATCTTTCAGATGTCGCTTGCACGCTTTTTTTACCGAATCACCTGCAATAATCTTGCCGGCTACGACTTTTTTTGCATATGATGTTACCGAATCCATAGTTTACGCACTCCTGTTCTTCTTGCTTATGAATTCCATGATACTTGCTTTTTTGTCCTCGGTTTCTACCGGATTTGTCATTCCGGTTCTTGATGACGGTGTCAATCCGAACTCTTTGGCGAACGTCAGCATTTGTTTTTTTGCAGTGTTTGAAATGCTGATTTCAGGTATTTGTTGTTCATACCCTTTGGCGGTGATAAACGTCAGCGGTGCAGGAGAATTTTTGTCCGGTTGTTTTGCCTGTATCGCCTTTTCAGCTAATACCCACTGTGCATATGAATCGCAGTATGCGGCAAATGTTCCTACATCTGCATCCGTCAGCATTCCGGCATTGAATACAATCGGTGCTAATCGTTTCCACTCTTTTTTTGCAATTTTATTTAGGAACACCGGCGGTGACGGAACTTTTTCCGGTTTTGAAAATTGCAATCTGTTTTCAGTTTTTCTATGTCCGGGATTGCCGTGTAGTTCCTCCAGCTCTGCCGGTTTTTTCGTTGGTCCTCTTGCTCCCATTTTTGGTTTAACCCCCTCTCGAAAACTTGCGTGTGCGTAAAAAAGACTTGGGCGACGGTCTACCGCATATTCGCAAAAACAATTTTGATACCCCCTCCCGTGAAAAAAAATCTTCACGAAAGAAAAAATTTTTTAATATTATCTACCAAAACCGCCGTCTTCTGTCGCTGTCTTACGGTCATGGCATTGCTTGCACAGTGGTTGCCAGTTGTTCCTGTCCCAGAACAGCTGTTGATTTCCCTTGTGCGGTGTGATGTGGTCTACAACTGTGGCTTTCTCGTATCTTCCCTGTTGCAGACAGCGAATACAAAACGGATGTGACAATAGATATGTCTTGCTTGCTTTTCGCCAACGTCCGTTATATCCTCGCTTGCTCGCCGATTCCCTGTGGTCGTCATATTGTCGTTTCAAATGTTGATGTAATTCACAATATGTGTCGTGTGTCAGTCGGTGACATCCGCATTTGTTACATACGTGTAGTGCAGCCTGTGCCATTGTCATTCGTCCTTTCGGTCTATTATACATAACCTGTTATTGTGTATAATTGAATCAGTTCAGTTCCTACTAATAAATGCACACAAAAAACCGGGGTTTCATTATACGTTGAACATTTATGTATAACAAAATTAAATTTTAAAGTTTTTCATAGCAGTTAATACACTGTCTTTTGTAACGCCAATATACCGCAATGTATCACTGGCATTACGGTGATTAAACCATATTTGCAGTGTAACTATATCGTGTGTTTGTCTGTAATAGTGGTAGCCACACGTCTTCCGTAATGTGTGTGTGCCGACTTTGTATCTGATACCTACATGGTCCGCTGCTTCACGCAAAACCTTGTAAGCCATGTCACGTGTTATCGGTTTGTATTCATTGTTTGGATTTGGTATCAATGCTTCTTCCGGTGTACGGTGTTCGCAGTAGATTTTATATTCTCTCAATAGCTCATCGTTATATGCAACCGTGATTTCCTTTCCGGTCTTGCTCTGCCGGAACGTTGCAGTAGTGCGCCCCTTAACGTCACCTACTGTCATTTTCAAAATTTCATTAATACGCAATCCTAATGAAATACCTGTAATGAACATAATGTAATATTTAATATCCTTTTGACGCAGATATTTTTTGATTGCGTATACATCACGTTTGTCACGAATTGGTTCAACCGTATTCATACAATCACCCTTCGTATTCTCTTAGCCATCTACGCAGATCTCTTTCAAACATTTTACGTTTGTGACGACATTCACGCCATTTGCTGTTTCGTCTGTTCCATTCAGTGCAGAATTTTCTGCGTTTATATTCAAACTTCTTTTTTCGCAAATATTTTTTTATTTTTTCAAACATAGTTTTATCCTTTCTACCGTTTATATATTGCTTACATCAATCTTGCCACTCATTAGCTCTGGCAATAGTGCGTCCCGAAGTTCTGCTAAGTATCTGTTTTCTTCAAGATTTAGATAATATATGTGTTGTTTCCAAGTATTAAATATCATCATAAGAATACTTGAAATGTTTTCTTTGTTGTTGTTTGCAAATATTATTTCATTTTTGTTCTTAGTTGTTTTGAAATAATCGTTTTTAACAATCTTTTCGCCACATATTTTTTCTGTCAATTTTGAAAAATCATTATTTGTACTGTTGTCCTGCTTAAACAGCTCAATGTCAAATCCTAAAGACTTGGCGATTGTTTCATTGATGGTTAGCTTGCAGTTGTTTTTTTCAGTTACAATTCTGTTAATATCCGCAACTATTTCGTTGTACGGTCTATGTGCATTTTCTATATTTTCAAATTCTATGTATCGGCTCGGTGTCAATACATAATCATTTTTTTTGATTTCTTCAATGCTTACTGCCTTGCAGTAACCCGCAATGTTTCCGTACTGTTCAATCTGTATCAATACATCTTGTATCTGACTTTCGGATATAACCTTGACTTCTTTTGCGTATGTCCTGTTAGTGTGACTTTTGCCGCCAAACTGCCCATTTTGCATTCGCTGTTCTGTTTCATACCTCTGTCGTAGGTCAATCATTTCTACTGTCGAATGCTGTTTATTTTTATTAAATGTTATAATGCACGTTGGTATTGACGTAACTTCAAACATTTTATCCGGACATACAATTATACTTTCTATGAAATTCATTTCAACTAAATACTGTCTTATTTGCTTTTCCTTTTGGTTGTCTGTACTTAAAACACCATTCGGCAATATAAAACTTGCTTTGTCTGTAATTTCATCTAACGCAGTCAATACAAACGCATAATTCGCATTACTTTCCGGCGGCACTTCGCATTGTGAAAATCTATTCTGTAATTGTGCAAATACCGGCTGTTCCCATTTCATATTGTACGGTGGATTTGATATACAACAATCAGCTTTAAATTCGCTCTTAGTTATCTCTTTAACAGTTGCAAATCTATTGCCTTTTTGTGTCCTGTATGTTTTAAAAATTTCATCTGACAATACATCACAATGAATAACTTCGGCGTCAATATTTCTAATTGCCAAATTAAACAACAAAAACGGAATAACACGACTATCATATTCTTTACATATGAATTTTAAATCGTTATTTTCGTTCCATTTTTGGATTGTCAATGCTCCACTTCCCGCACACAAATCTAAACAAATTTTTTCATCTTTGGTTTTTGATAACTCTGCAACTGCTACCGCAAGACTTTTTGGTGTGTAGTCTTGCATTTTTTCTTTACGGTCGGCAAAATAATATTGAAATATCATTTGCATATAATCTATTGTTAAATCAGGACATATTAAAATCCAATCTTCACATAGCTTTCGACAATTTTCGGCATTTAACAATGTTGATTTTAATTCATCAACAACATCTTCAATTTTTTCTATGCTGAAAACGTTCTTGAATTTTTCAACTAATTGCAATAGCTCCATAATTATGTCCCTTTCTTTATCCAAAAATAAAAAACAGAATGTATATGCATTAACATATACATTCCGTATAATCAGCATAAACATGGTACGCTGAATACTTCAAGCGTGTCTATGCCTATCTTAATATCTCTATTCCCCTCTTTTGCTTTGAGATATTTTTTCCCACTGCCTCACGGCAGTTCACCCTTCGATTCATATACTACCACAGGATCAATGTTACATTCTATTACATAATGATGGTTTTATGGATTTTTATAAAATTCCGCACACAAAAAAAAGCCGGGATGAAATCCGGCTTAATCTTTTTCTAAAACTCTTTTGATTGCAGACAGTGCCTTGGGGTGAAGAATATGTACAACGTGTTTGTATGAATAGTTTAGCTGTTCTGCAATCTTTTCCCACGTTAAATTTTGAATATACCTCTTAATTAACAGTCTTCTGAGTGTAGCACTTTCGACCTGATTCACGGTTTGAAGAATTTCATTTTTTATTTTGTACAATTCGCCAATTCTGTTTTTGATGTTTTGTTCATAAACCGCTACATTCATTTCGTCCAAAAATACAACCGGATTAACCGCCTGCAAATCAGCAATTTCTTCTTCAATCTCAATTCCTCTCTGTAACCATTCTTTTATCGTCATGCTTTCACTCCCCGTTCTGCTTATTCTTCGTCTAATCGCTGCTGATATTTGGTGTAGTACCACTTTAACTCATCTTTGAATACTTCGATAGCTCCCTCGGCTTTTTCCCCCGATGTAAAGTATATAGTATTTGGGGATCGAAAACGAGTAGTATAAACCACGAAAGGAAAATCATTAAAACAATCGTACTCTATATGATATTTAAAAATATTGTCATTTTTCCAATCAGATATAGAAATAGCCTTGTCATTTGCCGCCTGCCACCGTCTTAAACAACGAAGTAGTTTATCTGCTCTTGCATTGTTCTCGGCAATCACCTTATCATTGTAATAATTGCCTATGTTATAATATTGCTCATCCGTTTCGTCTTTAAACTCTTTAACATTTATCATACTATCGTCTTTTGTATTAATTACATAATACATTTCATCTTTTTTAACCCTCTCATACCCAGTTCTAGGTTTATCCTCAATCAATCCCAGCTTTTTTAGCTGTTCAAACAATACTGTCTCTTTTAACTGTTCCTCAGGTATTTCAGCCTGAACGCTTTTATCGTTCACTTTTAATTCTACTTGCATTTTCTTGTTCCTCCTGCGTTAATAAATATAAAATATATTTTAGTTCTTATTAATCTTAGAAATTAAAATATTCATATCATATCCACTGTCAACAAATTTTTCACAAAGAGGTCTATTGACATCATTACCGAGTTTAGTATAAATAATGCCCATATCTTCAAAGTCAAAGTTTGTTCCAAGATATTTATTTATACCATCAAGCATAAATTGATGGTATTCATTATTTTTCTTTTTAGAATTATAATGTTGTGATTTATGAGCACCTCTTGAAAACCACGCCAAAACTTTGCATTTCATTTCACGTTCATCTTTGCAGCTTTCAAGTAAGAAATACTCGTTTTCTTTTACCATTGCGATAAATTCGCCATTGTGATTTATCACACTTTCAGGGAAACAATCCATTAACTTTTTAACTTTTTTCCATTCAATCATTTTTAGCTCTCCATTCTCATGCTTATTTTTTGAGCGTTCCCAATTTTGTCGTATTGTTTAAGCAAAAGTGCCGAAACTTCATTTGTTACACCCGAATACCCCTCATAGTCTATTATTCCTAAATCATAGGCTAAATGTAATGCTCCATAAATCTCGCCTTCATGAAAATTAAGATTATTTATATCCATTGCGTTTTTCAACTTTTTTTCAAAAAAAATGATACGTTTTTTTAATATGCTTTTTCTCTTAATCCACTTTATCAAATTCATTGTTATTCCTCACTTTCAAGCAACTCACGTACTTGTTCCACCAGTATGTCTACTATTTCTTGTATACGATGTCTATCTGACTCCATAGCAGTCTTTAGCTGTGCAATCTTCATATCGTGGTAATCTTCAACAGGTACGTTTGTTGGGTCTATATCCTCCAATTCTTCTCTTATTTGTAACAGCGTGCCTACAATATCATCTCTGCAATCCTCATAGCCATCCACATATGCTCTGCCCTCTTCGGGAATGGTTGGTATATATGCTTTGTCCATTCTGCAATGACGGCATATATTTATTAAATCATCTATATCTTTACTTGTCATTATCCTGTCCTCGCTATCCGGTAACTCAATACCGTATTCTTTCAGTTTATCTACAACCTCCTGTGCAGAACGTTTGCCCAAATTGCGGACATTCTTTAACTGTTCTCCTCCAACAATTTCATAAATAACGTCATCACGATAATTACCATATTTATCTTTTATCGCATCTTTTAAAATATGCTTTTTGCCATTATGTTTTTTGCAAAATCTGTCATAGCTCCGTTCAACCGGATTTCCACAAATCATTCTCCATTCAACTCTGTGGTACAGCTCGACAAGTTCTTCCATTTTATCAAACACGTCCTTGCCAACAACAAAATTTCCTTTATCGAAAGACATAAGCCCAAAATTGTACACCTTTGAACAGTAGTAATCTACTCTGTATGATAAATAACCGATTAATTTATTATTATGTATAATCGCATAATCAAATTGACCGTCAGCAGGATTATCTAATATCTCCGGCGACCATTGATAAAGACTTCCCGTTTCCAAAAACATATCTTCCGTGTAAAATTTTCTTTGAAACTCTTTTGAAATTTGCTCCTTATATAGGATTGCAGGAACTAACATAATTACTTCACCCCTTGATTTTCAACTATTATTCCTCTTTATTCTGCTACTTCTGTGTCCTTATTTTCTTTTCTTAAAAAATTATTACATTCTCTAACCGCTTCCATATATGAACCTACTCCGTTGCGATAAAAAGTATATTTTCTTTCGGAATTATCGCCAGTGTCACATCATTTTCGTTTGTATGTTCTTGAAAAACCACAAAACCATCCATGAATTTCACACGATTACATCGACAATCAAAATCCATGCACCTATCATTTACATTCAAAACGGCATAAAAATTTTTATTTTGGCAATGTGATATATCACATATATTTTCAACTTTTAAATTCATTTTAAATAAACTCCCTTCCGTATTGTTTCAACGATGAATAAACTGTGCCGTGAGATATTCCTAATGCCTCGGCAATTTTTTTTTGCGTAAATTTTTTATTTAACAAGTTTACTATCTGATTATGATACTCAAACGCTTTACTTTTTCTGCGTAGTACTGCTGCCGTCCATTGTGGTTGTACACCATTTTTAATTGATTTCGTAACATTTCGCCATGCAGCACCTATACATACACCGGAACATAACTGAATATCGAACGGTTTTCCTGTGTTTTCGTCAATGTGTTCGTCCATCAAACGACCACACATACTACAATATCGTTTTCGCATTTTACTGTCCCCTTTCACACTATCACCGGCAACAACAATAATTCTGTATCACCGTCTTTTATTATCAATGCGTCTTTCTGTGATTTCAATTCCAAAACAACATTGTCGGACCGTATTGTTTTTATCATATCCATTAAAAAATCAGCATTGAAACCGATTTTAATATTGCCGGCTATATCGGCATCTATTTCATCTTTTAGCTGGCAGCGAAGATTTCTGCCATTGCATTTCAAAACATCATCTTTCAATTCCAACGTTACCGGAACTTTTGTTTTGCCCTGTTCCGAAACGAATTTACCGCGTTCAATCATCTGCATAAACTCTGCACGTTTTACCGTTGCAGTTATATCCGATTCACGATTCATCATATTGTCATATTTGACATAACCATTTTCATTAAATGTACTGGCGACAACTATAAATTCACTGTAATCTAACAACAACCGCATATTTGTATTATCAACAACAATACGCAACAGCGGATTTTCACTTTCAATACGACACAGTTCCTTTGCCGCAGGAAGCGTTATTACAAACGACATATTTCCATATGTGCCAACAGGTGTAGTTATATGTGCCATTCGTTTACCGTCAGTTGAAACATTGTGCAATATTTCGTTTTTCATGTCAAATAACACACCGTTATACTGCGGTCTGTATCCGACTGTCGGTGCTGCAAACGGCACAGTTTTAGTTAAAATTTCTCTAAACCGTTCCTGTTCTAACATCAACTCATCATTGCATTCCGGCATTGATATTTTCGGATAATTTTCCGCAACTGTTCCTTGCCATTTCTGCTTGTATGTTCCGATTTTCATTTCAATGACATTGTCTTTGTCGGTTGATATTATAACCTCCTTGTTTTCACCTTTGGAAATGTTCATCAAATACTTTGGGTTACATACAACCGTCCCTTTCTGCTCAACGTCCGCATGAACATAATATTTGATTTTTATGTCATTTGAATATGCTGTCAATTCCACCATATTCGGTGCATTGGCATCTATCAGAATACCGCCCAACATCTTCATCGTTTCTGCATTGACAGCATGATTTATAACTTTGATTGCCCTAATGATGTTATATTTATATGTTCTGAACTTCATTTTTTTCAACTCCTTTCTTCGCAATAAATTTTGCTTTAAATTTTGACTTTTTTTATTTACTAGCTCTCATTGCAATAAAAACAGTAATTATATTTCCGTAGAAACGGCTTAAAATCTAATGTTTCAAGCCGTTTTTTTGATTATAAAATCAAATATGCTTTTTTTGCGATTTTATAACCATTAAAAACTGATTATATTTTCGGAATTCAGCTTACCTTTTCATCACTGTTTTCTTCAGTTTCACTATCTGGCTTGTCCCATACTGCCGCCGAATTTTTACTGCGTTTAAATAGGTCTTTTTTCACGTTCCAATCCGAAAATTTCATGTATTCCGGTTGGAATTTTAAAAACATTGTTCCGGTTTGTGAAAACCTTGATTTCGGTAACAATATCTCAACTTTGCCTGTTGGCGGTTGCGATTTGTCTTTTCTATATGCATCCTCATTATGAATCAACATAACACTGTCAGCGTCTTGCTCAATAGCTCCGCTGTCACGCAAATCGGCAAGTGTCGGTCTTTTACTCGAACGTTGTTCATTTGCTCTGTTTAATTGTGACAGTGCAAGAATTGGACAACCTAATTCTTTCGTCAGAATTTTCAATGCACGACTGACATCACCAACAGCCTGTGCCTTTGTATAATTTTTGTTTTGTGGCATTTCGATTAATTGCAGATAATCAACTACCACCGCTCCCAACGCTCCATGTTTTTTTTTTAGTCGGCGACAAACTGAACGAATTTTTCTAACTGTCATCTTAGCTCTATCGCAGATTATCAGTTTTTCTGTTTTGTCGGATTTGTTCATAAATCTGGCAATTTTGTCCCAATCATCATTTGTAACTTCGCCATACCGCAACGCCGAATATTTTATGTATGTCATTGATGATAATACACGTAGCATTAATTGTTGTTCGTCCATTTCCAACGAAAAAAATACAACTGGTTTAGATTCGTTAAATGCTATATGTTCGGCAATATTTAATGCAAATGCGGTTTTTCCCATGCCCGGTCTTGCACCTATAACGACCAATCCGTCCATACCACCCATTTTTAAATCAATATTTTTAAACCCTGTTGCCTGTCCCGGAATACTGTCTTTATTTTCACTCGCCCTTACGATGGTATCATAGGTTTTCATCATCAAATCGTCTGCGGTATTGACATTGATAGAATCGCTCTCTGTTGCCAGCATATATTCCACTTTGTCGGATATTTTTTCTATTGGCAATGTTGTATTGCCTGCCATAGCCAATATTTCATTTGACATATCTATGTACCAACGACGCTTCGCATATTCCTTTACGATTTTGCCATAGTAAATTAAATTATGTTTCGTTGGGTTGTTACTGATCGCATTTTTCAGAAATTCAATTCCATTGTATTCTTTGGCGGTTTTTAATGTACTATCTACCGTTACTATGTCGATTTTATCGTTTTTGTCGTTTAGGTACAAAATGCATTTGTACACCAATTTGCAATCACTGAAATAAAAATCATTGGGGGTTAGATTAACTTCGGTGGTTAATTCATCCACATTGCCACCAATGATTAATGCACCAACGACTGCCTGCTCCGCCTCATAGCTGGCAAGAATTTGTTGTTCAATCATCGTTATCCCTCCTTCGGAGTCGTGCGGCATACTCAGGGTCTTCCGCCTCGATTGTGGCGATGTAACTATCATCAGTTTCCTCAGTCAAAACCGGCTGTGCCGGTGTGTCTAAGTAATCGACAAACGCTTGCTCTTGTCCCACAAAATTTGTGGAATGTTTAATATAGCGTTTGTCTGTGTGCTGTTCCTCTATTTCAGCGAGGTAGTTATTCAGTGCAGTCATCAACTGTTCGGCTGAATAGGTCTTTCGTGCTTTGATGTAGTTCTTCATGGTCTGTTGTTCATTTCGTGGGTGCGGATATTTTGAATACCACTCCTTGAACTCAGACGCCAACTCTGGTGACGAAGCAGTCTTAGTGTTTTTATTCTTAGTGTTTTTATTCTTAGTGTCTTTATTCTTAGTGTCTTTATTGTTTAGTAGTACCGGATTTTCCGTTATCGGATTTTCCGTTATCGGATTTTCCATTATCGGTTTTTCCGTTATCGGTTTTTCCGTTATCGGATTTTCCATTATCGGTTTTTCCGTTATCGGTTTTTCCGTTATCGGTTTTTCGTAAATATGATACTCATAACCTTTAAACTTTCCTGTTTCATCTTTGCCAAGTTTTCGTACTATATAGCCGTTTTCTATCAACTCTTTTAGTCCACTACTCAATGAATTTGCTTTGTCTGCTGCGTGTTGTACTATTTCTGCTTCGTAAAATTGCCAGTTATCCGGATAAGATAACAACAGGGCTAAAAGTCCTTTAGCTTTCAAACTGATTTTTTCATTCAGCAAAAAGGCTTTATCAACTATTACATAGTTATCCTCTTTGTGTATTCTGTAAATCGCCATTATTAATTTTCTCCTTTTCTTTCCTTTGTACACCGTACTTTTTTCGAGCGTACTCGAATAAACCCTACCTTTCCGCAGGGTTTATTTAAGTCAAATTGCACAATTATTGTTTTTTCTTCATCAGTGTACTTCCGGTGAAATACACTGATTCTACAACTATTTTGTTTGAATAGTGCTTAACACCATCTTTTTCATAGTTGTTATTCCTGATTGCACCTTCAAATGCGACCATGTCACCCTTTGAGAAGTTTTTTTCAAGAAAATCCGCATTGTGTCCCCACAATTCGCATTGAACGAAATCTGTATCATACTCATTTTTAGAATTTTTGAAACGTCTTTGCACTGCCAAAGACACTTGAACAACGGTACTGTCACCTATGTACTTCTTTTTTAGGTTGTTACAAATACGACCTATCAGCATTACTTTGTTCATTTTTCTATCCTCCTTTGCTTGTCCAACCGTAGGAGCATTATGCTCCTTTTTCTTCGTTTTCGGTTGCCTGTTCTTGAATTCGTTGATTTACCGAACGAAAAACAGAAGATAACATAGGAAATTCCGACACATTGATAACTTTTCCTGCCACACTTTCAACTTCTTTTCCGTTCGCTAATATGTGATGTATTCTCATTTTTATCACCCCGTTCCATATTTATGAATTATGTATTTTGTCCTATTCCGAAAGGTGCTTTTTTTGTCCTCTCATTATTTAAGTCCCTATTTTTCACCGTTTTTCTACCTTTTCATAAGCAAATGGCGGTAATTTTTTTAATTGTCATTAAAATCAATACTATAACCGCCTTTAATTGCACCAAAACTCTGCAATTCGGCAACTATTGATAGCATTGATGAAATATCGTCCATAATTTCACTGACACGAAAATCCTGCATTTTGTCTTGAATTTTCAATGCGTCATACAGTTCATCTGAAATTTGCATTGTAAAACTCATACTTTTTTTGAATATAGTATCGTATTTGAATGTTACAGCTTTCATTTGCAATACGCCACCAAACTGCAACCAATGACGATACATGCCCAACCGATAGTTATCATTTTGTTTCTCCTTCTGTCAATTCTTTTTTCTTTTCTAATTTTTTATAAAATTCACTGCCATTGATTTCTATAACGCCATCACATTTCGGCTCAAATTGTTCAAGTGAATTGCAGGTAATTCCCAAATATAAAATTCCATCATATGAAAAAGTAGTATAAGAATGTGGGTTATAGCATAAATCCTTAAAATAGTCACCCCAATATACTGGTTCAAGATTGACGATAATTTTTTTAATAATGCATTCTTTTTGAAATTCTTTCAGAGTTTTTGAAGTTTTCTTGAATTCATACAAATCATTAAATTGTCTGCTACGCTTAAGTTCCGTTGCAAATTTTGATAAATTATTTGTTGTATTTTCAATATGTAGTGCAATGTGTTTTTCCCATGTGTCGGTAAATGGTTTATTTATCGGTCCATTTCCAGCCAAATAATATTGATGACCGTCAATGCCATGGGAAGAATAAAAATCAGCAATAAATTTATTACGTTCTTTATAATTTTTTTTATAAATCGCAACAGCATCTAAAATTTTTTGATTTTTAATCATGTAAAACTTTGTCATAATTTTTCCCCTTTCCGTCACAGGTTCAAGAGAGCCACCCTCCGGTCAAAACATTTTTTGAGGTGATGCCTTGAAACAGACTTTCTAAAATTTTATATATTTCTACATTCATATGGGGTGAGTGGCTCACCTCAACCTGTGATACTTATTTAAAATCAATTACCTTTTTTTAGTAGTTCTTCATCTGGTATAAGCATTCCGAGATGTACACCGGTTAATTTTTCTAACTTAGTTCGTAACTTGTCGAACATCATGTTATTTATGTCTTTGGTACATTCTGAATACAATCTGCAATATCTACAACATCCAAATACCTGTCCTTTAAAAATTACGCTTTGATAAAATCTTGCAATGCAGCGCAATTCATCTTTGGTTAGTTTTTCTTGGTTCATGAAAATCTCCTTTTTTCTGCTGACATATGTAAACCACTCTGCCACAAGAAAGGAGTCACTGTTTGCTAAATGGAAACCCAAACAGATACAAAAAACAAAAACAGAGTGGCTGGCATATGCCAGCAGATTATTTTTAAAATAAGTCGTCTATTGTACAATTCAATACATTCGCAAGTGTCGGCAACTTATCACTTCTTGGCGATGCTTCGCCTGTTTCCCACTTCGCGATGGTTGACCTATCGACATTGATTAACTTTGCAAGACTTTCTTGTGTTAAATTTGCTTTTTCTCGTAGTTCTTTTAAATTATTCATTTTTTCACCTCCTAAAAGTGATGTTTCTTCACTTGTATTTTATATTATAGGTGAACTTTCTTCACTTGTCAAGACTTTTTTTAAAAATAAGTGAAATTTCTTCACTTTGCCTTGATATGTGAAGTTATTTCACATATAATATGTTTGAGGTGATTACAATGAACGTTCTTAAAGAATTGCGAACAAAAAAAGGCGTATATCAAAAAGACGTAGCAAAATATCTTGGTGTAGATAGAACCACATATGTTAAATATGAACGTGGGGTTAGTGAACCTAATCTTGACATCATAAAAAAATTAGCTAATTATTTTGATGTAACAGTTGATTTCTTGCTGGGCAAGGAAAAGAAAGAAAATACTTTGGATGAGCAGCTTGGAGAAATCGAATTTGCATTATACGGTGAAGTTAAAGAATTAACCGATGAACAAAAGCAAGATATATTAGATTATGCACGTTTCAAAAAAGAACAATGGAAGAAGGAAGAATAATGCTAAATCAATTAAATCAATATGCAATAAACCATAATATAGATGTCGATTTTTTTCCGATGAGAGCCACAAAAGCATTATCTATCCCCGGAGCTATTGCATTAAATCCATTAATGATTAATACAATGCCAGAATTGATAGACGCATATGCTCACGAATTAGGTCATCACGAAACCGGTTCGTTTTACAAAATCAATTCAAAATTTGAAACACGTCAACGAATGGAAGAACGTGCGACACGTTGGGCGGTGCAGGAACTAATTCCGGCTGACAAACTGTTATCGGCATTTAAAAAGGGGTATACGGAAGTATGGCAGTTGTCTGAATTTTTTAATGTACCCGAAAATTTTATAAAAGATACTATTAGAGTACATAGGGTGAAAGGTAATATTTAAGGAGTGATAACAATGCCATTTAATAATTACAGAGGAAGTGTTGAAAAATGAAAGAAAATAACTTTATTTATGAATTTTATGAATGGTTAAAACATTTTCTTGAATTGAATCGCAGAGATGTTGCTGAATTACACTTAAAGAAAAATAAAAGCACAATTAATATTATGCTGAAAAATGATATACTTTTTCAATTTAGAAAAGCACACGAAGTGTATTTAAAAAATAATAGCAAAACACTTTTAGATAAATTTAAAATCAGCTATTCAAAATCAACTACTAAAACTGATACTATACCGCTTAAAATTTTGATTCCTGATTTTGTTTTTATAAATGACAATGCTCAATTTTTATTAGAGTTATTTGATGATATATATTTAAAAAACAATCCCAACTCTTTTTCTTTTTGTAGCAAATGGAAACAATGTTGCGATAGCTTACACTGTGTTGAAACGGATGCGACACAAGCTTCGTTATGCCGTAGCAGAAAAAATATATTAAATGGTTTAATATTTAACGGTAAAAACAGTGTTTTAGATGAAAACGGTAAAATTTCAGAAGAAAAAGTAAGAGAAAACGTATCCAAAACACCTACATTTCAAATTACAAAGTTAAATTTACCAACAACTTCCGAACAGATAACATTATTATAGGAAAGTGAGATTGAAATGAGATTTATTGTAGTTGATATTGAAACAGCCAATTATAATCCTACAAGTATATGCCAAATAGGAATTGTCGTATTAGATGACTTTAAAATAACACAAAAAATTGAATATTTAATTAAGCCAACTCCAAATGTTTTTGTTGAGAAATTTTCAAATCTTCACGGGATTACTTCCGATATGGTTGAAGATGCTCCGACATTTGACGTGGTATGGGATAAAATCAAACATTTATTTAACCGTTTTAATCTTTGTTTTGCTCATAATGCTCCATTTGATTTCGGGCATATAAAATCTACATTGCAGTATTACGGTTATAACACAGACGAAATTCTATTTCCGGTGTTTTGTACCTTACAGTATGCCAGATACAGTGATTTGCCTTTAGAGCATCACACCTTGGAATGTTTGTGTGATTATTTTTCCATCGAAAACAAAAACGCTCATTCAGCCTTGAGTGATGCTGTTGCAACATCAGAGGTTTTGTTATCTCTGATAGATTTCAATAATGATGATATAGCTACATTGGTTGGAAGATCCTACAAATATTCTTTTAACGATTGCGTATCAACTAAAGATTCAAAGAAAACACATAGCACTAAGCATGTCAGTCAAAAAGATATAGTGCCGACAAATACTGAATTTGACAAAAATCATCCATTGTATAATAAAACAATAGTTATAACAGGACAACTAAATTGTATGACACGCTCTGAGGCGTATTTACATATAAAGAATGTCGGTGGACTTTGTGCCGACAATATTACGAAATCTACAAATTTTTTAGTAACTAATAGCACTGCTATGACCGGAAAAATGAAAAAAGCTTTAGATTATCAAGAAAAAGGGATTGATATTTCGATCATAACAGAAGATGAACTTTACACGCTTTTGGCATCAAAATAATTTATTAAAAAAAGTTTGAAAGGAATTATTCAATATGAAGGTCGGAATATATTCAAGAGTTTCTACCCAAGAGCAAGCACGAGAGGGTTATTCGATTGGTGAGCAAGTAGAACGTCTAAAAAATTATTGTGCTGCTAAAGGTTGGATTTTATATAAAACATATACTGACGCAGGCTTTTCCGGTGCAAATACTGACCGCCCCGGAATGCAACAATTAATATCAGATGTTGCTGATGGTAAGATAGATATGGTATTGGTATACAAATTAGACCGTTTAAGCCGTTCACAAAAAGATACACTTTTTTTAATCGAAGATGTATTTATAAAAAATAATGTCAATTTTGCATCTATAACAGAAAATTTTGATACATCAACACCCTTCGGACGTGCTATGATTGGTATATTATCAGTATTTGCACAGTTGGAACGTGAACAATTCAGAGAACGTTCCATAATGGGAAAAGATGCAAGAGCAAAGGAAGGACTACATCACGGAGGCGGAGCACCAACAGGGTATGATTATATTGACGGTCAACTTATAATAAACAAAGAAGAAGCCGAATTGATAAAGGAAGCATATCGTCTATTTTTGGAAGATGATATGACTATGATGGGAATAGCGGCTAAATTATCAGTATTTTCAGAGAAATTCAAGTATGATCACCGAATCAGAAAGATGTTGACAAATCCTCTTTATGCCGGATGGACACATTGCCGTGACGAGCTGTACAAGGGGCAACACGAAGCAATTATATCTCAAGAAGTATTTGATAATGTACAGACCAAATTGAAGATAAGAGCCGAAAATAATCCCCATTATCGTAATGCATTTAACAGAACATCTTTGCTCGCAGGTATTCTATGGTGCAAAAAATGCGGTGCAAGATATTTTAAAAGAGTTCGCCGATACGAAAAGGGCAGCAAAGTATATTATTATAATAAATATCAATGTTATAGTCGTAGTTCATATAAAAATATGGTCCGAGATAAAAGTTGCAAAAATAAAATATGGACTATGGACGTATTGGATAAAGCAGTAATTGATGAAATAAAAGCATTAGTGGCAAATCCAGCCGAAGTTGATAATATTATTAAACTAAACCAATCAAACAATAACATCACAGAAAAAAAAGAATTCTATAAAAAAAGAATCAAAGAAATAGAAAAACAAATGAATAAGCTAACTGATTTGTATAGCATAGACGGAATTGATATTGACTTTGTGGCAAAGAAAATCACTGCACTAAATACCGACAAAAAACGTATAGAATCAGAAATGAATGCGATTAACGAACACAAACCATTAATTTCAGCCGAAGATGCAAAGAAAAGATTATCCGGTATATCCAACATCTTAGACAACGGAGAATTTACGGAAAAGGTTAAAGTTATAACATCATTAATCAACAGAATTGAAGTAGATGATGATGATATTTATATCTATTGGAACTTCGTCTGATTTTTATTTTGCCCATTTCGGCATATCATTCAACCTCGGTTAATACTGCTAAGGTAACTTTAAAGAAATACTTCAAATCAACCGAATAAAAACCTC